CCAATAATATCATAAACTTGTTGGTCACGACCATGATTATAAACCTTACGAGAATTAATCAAACCCCAAGGAGAGAACTCCTTCGCTCTATCTTCACCAAGAATCTTGGTAACACGATTGATTAGATAAGGAATATCAAAGAACTCAGTGTTCCAACCAGTGACAACATCTGGATAGTGTTTAGTCCAGAAGTTCATAAACTTTGCAAGTAATTCATTCTCATTAGAACAGTTGATGTATGTTACATCATCTCTGTCATTCTTGAACTCACCCAAACCCCAAACAATAATCTTCTTAGTTGTTTGGTTTTTGATAGTGATTGCAAGCATCTCTTCTTCTGCAAGTTCTGGTTCTGGAAAACCATTGTCTGCTCGTGTCTCAATATCAATTGTAACTGTTAGGATTTTGTCACTATCCCAATCAACTGTTTTAGGGTATGTGTCTGAAAGATATGTGTATGCGAACCTATCCAGACCAAAGACCAGATGAGGTTGTTGTTTGTATTGTTCTATGAACGCTTTCGCTTCTTTGATTGTATCAAACTTGTACGGTGTTACATACTTACCGTCAAGTGTTTTCCATTCAGTTTCTTTCTGAACTGGAACATACAAAGTGGGAGAGTATTTAACCTTACGATTAACTCTCTCACCATTTTTGTATTCACGAACTAGGATATGATTCCCCCAAGGGGCTACGTTTGTGTAAAAATTCATAATATAGTTATACCACCTTTGTGGGTAAAAGTCAAGTCTTATTCAAATTTTGTGAAGTGTTTATTAATCATTTCTAGTCTGTCTTCAGCAGTTGCAAGTTTGTCTAACTCTGCGATAACTGCTTCTGTGATATCTGAATGTTCACCAATACCAGCAGGCATGGTTTGGTAAACTTTAATATTTGCGAGGTGAACTGCAATCTCACCTTCTGCTTGTTTTCTTGCAGCTTCTATAATATAATCGCCTGGTTTCATTCATTTTTTCCTTTCTCAATTTCTTTCTTTGTTACAATATACTTTCTTTGAGGATTAACCATAACATTCATTCTATTCATAGTTCCTCTATTGAGAAGTATTCTTGTTCTATTTTTTCTATCATCAAGTGTAAACTCAACATCTTTATATACTGTTCCAGCAAACTCTACATCTATGTTAACAGTGTGTCGTTTTTCTGAATAGTCTCTTAGTCCACCCAAATTTACATTTAATGTTTGAACTAATGGTTTTGTGTTTCTCTTTCCAAGTAAAGTCCAAGAAACTTTTTTTCCTTCTACTTTTATATCTTCTGCGTGAAGAACTGGTAGTGAGGAATTTCCAGTATCAAATTTTGCAATGATACCCCCATATAAAGGTAGATAAACCATTTCTAAAAATCCAACTTCATCTGGAACTGTAAATCTATTTTTTTTGTCCATAAAGTGAGTTAAAAGTATTTTACTAATATTATCGTTAGTTGCTTCTTCAATACCTTGAGTTCCAGGCGAACTATTTACTTCTAGAAAAATAGGTTGTCCTTTTTCTCTATCTTTTGCTGGAATAAAATCAACTCCAGTAAATAATCCACCAACAGATTTAGCTGCACGAATACACTCTTCTATTTCCATTTCAGTTAATTCTATAGAGGACACTTTTGCACCTTGAGATGCATTAGACCTAAAATCACCTTCTACTACATCTCTTCTCATTGATGCAATAACTTTTCCATCAAGAACAATCGCTCTAACGTCATAATCAGTTTTAATATATTCTTGCAAAAGTAGGTCTGCACCTTTATCAACTTTGTATAGAGTTTGCACCATACCAGTTAACGACCTTTCTGTTTCTGCAAAAAGAACACCAACCCCTTTTGAACCTCTCAATGTTTTCAGAACAATTGGAAACTTTGTATCAAGTGATTCAACACTTGATTCTAGATTTTCAACTGATGCACATAAAACGGTTTTGGGTTGACGTAATCCGAAATCTTTAAGTCTTAAATATGTTCTGTATTTGTCAGTAGCTCTTTCTAAACAGATACGACTGTTAACCATAGGAATACTAATTCTTTCTAGTTGTGAAAGTAAATCAAGATAACTATCTCTTTCTGGTGTACCTCTCATAAAACACACTGTATTAGAAGAGTTTACTTCAAATCCTTTTTCGTCATCTTTCTTATGGATAGTGTGTACACCATCTTCAAATTTAAGATAAGTACCATTCATAGAAACAGTGTAAAAATCTAATCCAAGTTTTTTACATTCCTCTTCCATTCTTTGAGCAGTTATAGCTTTATCACCCTTTTCAGTAGAAATGATAAGAGCTTTATATTTCTCTATCTGTTTTTCTTCTGATAAGAACTGACTGAAACTTTCCATCTTTATTCTTTCTTTTTTCCTATATTATACTTAGTTTCAAGTGTCCACTCGTTTTTTTCTTTAAAAGAAATAACTTTAATCTGTGAGAGTGGTGCAGCTTCAACTGAACTTTTACTTACTACATTTATTAATCCCCAATCCGATAAAAGATTAGCGATTGTATTTCTTCTTGCAATATCGTTTTCTGAGATATTTGTGTCCTTACCATCTAGTGCAAATAATTCTTTAAAATGCACTATATAATATTTACCTTGTTTATGTAAAATATGGCAGGACTGAAATAGAGTTTTATTTTTTCTAGACGCAACACCAATGCGAGAAAGAGTTTCACGAACCTTTAGAAAATCATCTGATTCTTTTAAACCCACCTCAAGCATTTGGTCTGGTTTCCATAAACTATCATTCATTTTTTCCACCTTTATTCAATTTTTCTTTTATATAGGCGATTTGTTCATCATTTAGTATGTTCAATGCAGACCTTGCTTTTTCATTATTATAACCAAAGTATTCTTTAACACATTCTAAATTTTTTGTTTTACTCGCCTTCATCCAAGGAGCATATCTATTCTGCTTCCTTAGACTATTTAGTAAAAAATCATATTGGAGTTTTGTATCCAAATGATGGTGGAAGTTCATTTCATTGACTAACATAATAGTATCATTGAATGGTGCAAGACACTTATTCATAATAAACGGTGAATACCTCTTCTCATATAGAGGGTCATCACCGTCCATTAGGTTTTGTTTGGTCTTATTGATTGAGTTTAAGTATTCTTTAAGTTCATATGCCATTACTTAAACTTCACTTGAGACATTAACTCTGTCATACACGCAAGAAGATTTATTTCTTGGTCTGCGACAAAGGCAGATTTGTAAGAATAATCAGCAAGTATAACAACAGCGTGGGGAATAGTAGAAGGCACCAGATTATCATAAAGGGAATCATAAATCCTACGATAAACACGGCTTGGGTCATTATCAAGATTGTTGACAATCCATCTACGAACATTGGAAAACTCTTTACCTTTAAGAAATGTAAGAAGTTCTTTGATTGAGTCTTCAGATAAGTTAACCAGAATTCCAGCATCTATTTTCCCACTTGCACTATATCGTTGTAACTCATTCAGTACCCTTCTCCAATCTGGAAAAAACTTTTGAATAAGAGTTGCAACTACTTTTTTATCGTAATATATCTGTTCATTATTTAGAAGTACTTCACACCTATTCATAAACTCCATTGCAAGTTGTGGTTTCTCTTCATTAGGAATACGAAACTCAATACTTGAACAACGACTATGCAAAGGTTCAATAATACGATTCTTAAAGTTACAAGTTAGAATAAATCCACAGTTCTTACTGAACTCTTCTATAAACCCACGCAACGCTGGTTGTGTAGATTGTGGATTTAGATAATCCGCTTCATCTAAGATAACATACTTACGGTTACCATCCATAGAGACAGTACTCGCAAAGTTCTTGATTTTGTTTCTGAGAACATCAATACCAGATTCCTCAGAACCATTAATCATCATATAAGTACAACCAAGTTCTTCTAACATCGCTTTCGCAACAGTAGTCTTACCACAACCAGCAGAACCAGATAGTAGTAAGTTAGGACAATTTTGATTGTCTACAAATTGTTGAAATGTTTGTTTCAACTCAAATGGAAGTATTGCGTCCTTAATCGTTTGTGGACGATACTTCTCTACCCATAATAT